GCATATATGACTGCATTTGTTGATGTTGATACTGCTCCGCGTGCAAACCTTGATGTTGTTGGTAATGCATTCATCAGTGGTAAGATAATTTCTGATTATCTAAGTCATCCTGCATTTGCTAATAGAACTGAAACAACTTCTGATTATGCACTTCTAGTTGGTGGCGACAGTGCAACACCAGCAAATGAAGCAACACTTAGAGTTGCAACTACAAATAATGGTCGTGTTGGTATTAATGTAACTAACGCTGAACTAGACAGAGCACTGGTTGTTGATGGTACATCTAGATTTACTGATGATGCTCGTTTTGAGCATGACATTGAAGTTAATGGTGATGATGGTGTAACTGCTGAGATCAGAACATCTCAGACAAGTGGTATATTTAATCTAGTCACTGATGCTACTTTTACTGGCACACTTAATATTGGTAATTCTGTAGAAACTTTAAATCTACTCAACACTACAACGGAAGATCAATTCGTTTATGTTGGTAATAAATCTCTGCATAGCAACATTTGGATTGGTAATACACCAGATCTTAATAGCAATATTTCTAAGATTACTATCGGTGGTGCTTATAACAACAACGAATCTTTATCGTTTACTCAAATTGACACAAAGGCTCTTAAAGTTTCTGGTGATATTCAACTAGGTACAAGAAGAGGTCTTAATGATACGGTTAAACTTTCTTCTACTGCAGGCACTGTAGAATTTTTCGCTGGTAATTCTAGCACGTCAAAACTTGATTTTGCAACTAATGCTTCTGATATTACAGTCGGTGGTCAGGGTGGAAGTACTAAAATTAGAAACAATTTAATTGTTGATTCTACTGCTAGATTTAATTCTGATATGACACTGTGTGGTGGATTTGCATCTTACTCTTTCACAGCAGATAGAGGACAAATTGGTTCTAGTAAGATTACTCATACCAGTGGTATTCTCGGAAATAATCTATTCCAGTCTAATGTTGATCTTATTACAGTTACTAGAGTTGCTGTATCCGATGCGAGATACAATGCTGTAGATACTTCTGGTAGTGGTGATTGGGGTGGTACAGTATTCCAGAATGAAATTACTACAATTGGTGGTACTCCAAGTGTTGAACCTCAAGTTCTTTCTGCATTGAGTGGTAATCAGTATTACTTACCAATTAAGAATAAACCAGTTGATGCTGCAGGTGCTCAGTATTTTACCGAGAATGATATTCTTCTAGTTGATACTGCTATTACAGGTAATAAACATCCCGAATTTGTTAAAATCGTTTCTTTACCAAGAATCAACGTTGCTCCATATTATATTATAGTTGAGAGACTTCCATTTGGAACATTTACTGAAATTAGATCTGATCATAACGATACTGCTCCAATCTACAAATGTACTGTTCAGTTTGAATCTACTTGGATTACCACCAATCTTGACAATTCTGGAACGGAAGAAAATATTTACCTAGCACAATTTGGTGGAGACATCACTATTGGAGACTATGTTATTATTTCTCGCGATGATGGCACTCCTTCTGGTGATGGTGTTGATGATACAGGTGAAATATTTAAAGTTAAGACCTTACTTGATCAAGTTGCCAAATCATTTAGAATTAAGAATGGATGCGATACTTCTTCAGAATCAACAGTATTTGAAATTAATTCTGTAACTGGTGATGTATTCATTGATTCTAATGAAACCACTATTAACGGAACTCTTAGTTTAAATGGAGTTTGTGGAGATAGTACTGGAGCATATCCAAGTCCGGATCCTTCTTTAGATAATCATCTTACTATCAGCAATACTTCTGGTCCTGTATGGGATGTCAACATGTGTAATGGTGACATGACTGTTGGAAGTGTAAGAGGAACTACATTTGGCGTCGGTCAATATTGGGGATCAACTGGTATTGCACATACCAAAACTTCGGTAGTACATTCATACAGATTTAGAAAAGAAACTCTTAATGCACAAGATGGTCCAATTTCAACTGTTTCAGTTGGATTTACTACAGATGATTGGAATATTCCTATTGATGATTTAACTGGATTCTCTAAAGGTGATTTGGTCCTCATTTATAGTGGATCAACACAAGGTGAAATAATTTTAGTCACGGATGATCCATATATTAATGGAACACAAGCATATCTACCAACTATCTACAATGCAGAATATCCTGCATCAACTTATCCAATCGGAGGTAGAGGTGCTGAAGGATCTGGTAAACAGAACTGGAATGCTGGTGCTGTTGTTGTAAAACTTGCTAAGTACACATTTACAACAACACTTGATGAAGATATTGCTGTTGCTGCAAGTAGAACAGCAGTTGAATCTCCTAATCTTAATGCAGATAAAATTAGAGTTAAGTTAGTTGATTCTAGATTAATTGCTAATAAATTGGATACAGATCATTTCTTTAGAATTGTATCTGGTAATACTCTAGATACCAATCGTAAAAATACAGATCAAGAATGGTTCTGGGCAGATAGTATTGATAGTCAACCTTCTTCTTATGGAGTTCGTCTTGCCAAGTCAACTCAGACTACTGCACAAGCAACAACAGGAGACTTTACTGCATACTTTGGTGGAGGAACTACAACTATTAATGATGCTGTAGAAATTTACAGTGGTGAATTCAGAATGTATGGTTCTGATAAAGAAACTCTCGTCATGTCCATTGCTAATGATGATGATCACCCTAATGATGGTTCAGTTCTTGATCCTAAAACTGGATTTGGTGGTCTATATCTAGATGGTCAAGCAACATTTGATGGCATTTTACAACTTCGTGCTAAAGATTGTGAATCCACTGGTATTTGTACTACTGAAGTTACTTTCCGAGCAAGTCATCTCACTGGTAATCTTGAGATGGGTGAACAACTTTACATTAAAGGTAAAGTAGTTCCAACTGATGCTGGAGATTCTGGAACTGCAATTTTACATATTGATAACCTCGGTGGTGCCGGAGTAAATGGAACTGAAGGTCCAAGAGACTTTAAGATCTATCAAGATTGTTCAATTGATGCTTTTGGAATTAGTCGTTACTTCACCAGAAATGGTGGTCGTAGATATACTTATGTTGAGCAATCCTTAACTGGGGTTGGTCAAACTCAGGCAGCACCATTACAACCTAATAATAATTACCTCTTAAATAATCCTGCAGGAACCAATATGGTTCTTTACTTACCAGATTATGCTGAAACTGGCGACATGATTAGATTCGTTGAAGTTAGTGGAAACCTTACATATAATACAAACCTTGTATTGAGAGCACTTAAAGTTAATAACCAAGCGGTTGCATTACAGGGAGATACAACTGGAAGTAAGATTGAGGCAGGTAGTGGTACTCTAGCATCAGCGTGGGATAGCGGCGAATTGATTGTACAAACGAGAAATGCATCGTTTGGTCTTGTATATGTCGGTGTTTCAGATGCAGCTGGAGATCCTAACGCATCATCAATTCCTGCTAACCTACGTGGTTGGTGGTTAACAGAACTCTGATAAAACATGGCACAATACTACAATTCAATTAAGACAATGAAAACCGCTCGTATTGGCACTATTTTGCCATGGAGCGGAAATGGATTTGAAGGATTTTCTGTTGATAACATCCCTAGAGGATGGATAATTAGTAATGGGAGAGAAGTTTCTGCTAATGATTATCCATTATTGGCATCTCATTTGGGTACAACTTATGGAGGTAATTTTGTAGGTGAATTTCCTAATTATGAACTTAGTGATACATTCACTCTTCCAAATATAACAAATAGATGTATGATGGATTTGGAACCAGAATACTTAAATGATGAAAAATATCAAGCAGGAGGAGGTGATATATTAAATATTCAATATAATAGTGTTGGTGATAAAATTTCTAATCTAATCGTTGGATTTGGTACAACGGCAGTTATTCCAACAGGATATGCTGCTGCTGCTGATATTGATTTTATACTTGAACCTGGGGTTTCATTGACGGGTAAGTATACTGAAATGCAGACAACTGACCCAACATTCCAAACATCTATTACTACTTTGAATAGAAAACTGGGTATTAATCATACTCCTTCCCATAATCACCAAGGAAGTGTTAATTCTGCTCAATCTAATTTTTTCGGACCTCAAGTATTTACATCGTCTCAAGTAGAAGTTAGTGGAAATAACCCGCATCCAGCATGTGATATAATTTCGTCTAAAAACAACCAGTGTGATATTTTACCTAATATACAATCGGCACCTAACTGGCAATTTGGTAAAACCTTAATGGCATATTATGGTAATGAATCTTATGAACAAACTCTTCCAACTATGGATAGATTTCATAATTTTGTGAGTGATGCTGGAAAAGATTATTGGTCTGAAGTTCCTGCTCCTGATTGGCATGATGGTACTGCTACAAGAAATAGTCCTCAAGCAATTAGTCAGGATGTTAATTTTGCTGGATCACTATATACAGATCAATTTCCATATGAACCACTAAAAACTCATTCTAATATGGCATGGACTGGATTGTTTCCAAAACCAACAGTCTTTGGAAATAGAAGAAATTTTTATGGACATGGCAGTGGTATCTATGAAGAGATTGTAGATAACCCAGAAAACCCCGCAGTTGTTTTTACCCTAGATCCAGTAACTGTTGCTCCATCAGTTACTGAATTTGAGTTACCTGCAGGAACTGATATTAAAACAACACATACTTCAGGATCAGCACCAAATGTAAAGGTCTGGTATCAGTATGATAAAATTCACCCATGGCAAATGCTTGATGGTCCTGCATTTGCAAAAGGAACATATGTTACTTCTATTGAAAGAACCGCAGGAACAACAGACGCTGATTATGTATATACTGTCACTATATCTCTGCCTGCAATAGGAGCAGCCTCTAGTCCTATATTCTTTAGGGAAGGAACATGGCCAACTTCTATGAGTAATTTTGGAAATAATGATCCTAATCAGGCAGCATTTCTTTCGCATAATCATGGTACATTTGATATTCAAATGTCAAGGGGATCATTAAATGCTCCATTTACATATAATGTAGATGAAATAAGTATTGGATCTGTTGCACCAGATAATCTTGATGACGCTCTAAATATAGTAGTTGATACAGATCAACCGTCAATTAATATAATTTTTCTTATTAAAGCATTCTAATGACAGTAGCTTATTCAAAAGAAAGATCTAAATATGGAAATTTAACAGGTCAAATAATTATTTGGCCTGTTGAGATAAGTCCGGATATTAATAGTTCTTCAAACAAGAGAGATTTACCCTCTGGTTATTTAAGATGTGATGGAACTGCATATAATGTTGCAGATTATCCTCAATTAGCCGCTATATGTGGATCTGGGTCAACAGGTAAATTTATTAGAAGAGATTTAAATGGTGATAATCTCCAAGTAATAGCTGATGAACAATTTGTTGTTCCCGATTTAGGATCTAAATATCCTAAACCAACTAGTGGAGCAGATACTGGTTCATATAGATCAGTTCGTGTAGTAACACAAGCTGGTAACGAAACTAATCGCTCTGGTATAGGAATTGAAGCAACATCAACTCTTGGATTATCAATCAATTTAACATATTCTGGAACTTTTGTTGTTTCATCTCAAACAATTGAAATGAGAGGTAGACCATCGTGGACTATTGGAACTCAATTTGGAAAAAGAACGGAATCGGAAGTTGTTAGTGAAGTTGCTATGCATGGACATATGCACTTTTTTAATGGTGTTAGAACTAGAATTAAATCTACAAATGAAGTTGATACATCTGCACCAACAACGGCATTACCTGCTAAAGCCATTGGGCAAGTAGCATTCTTTAATGCAACTACCATACCAATTGATGATTGGTTAGATGCTACGATGGCGGATGGAACATCTGATTTTCCGGGTAATAATCAACCACCCTGCAAAGCAATGGCATCTAATTCATATGCTCGTACATATGGATTTTACTTTGGTGCCTTTGATGGTGTTTTTTTTCCAGGAATTGGAAATCCTACAGCATATAGTAATGGTTGCTATAACTCCGGAGCCCTAATAGAAGATCAATGGAGATATATCTGTCTTCTGAATGAAAGATGGGATAATTATCCAATTCATCGTAATAATTATCAATTAAATAATTTAGAACCATATAGTGATTCGGCCACGTTGGCGATCGCTTGTATTCCTAATTCAAGCGCCACGAATGTTAAACAAACTCCAGAAAAAAATGTTAATGCAACATATACAACTGGAACTGCTCCAAAAGACTGGAGAGATATCTCTTTAGTTGATGCAGTTCCTCTAAATACAAATACTCAAGGCGCATCAGCGCAGCAGAACTTTGTTTACGCTTCTTTGTTTAATAGTTTTTCCGAATCTCAGGAATTAAATCAACAGAATGGTGATCCCACAGAACACTTTCATAAGTTAAATATTGACAAAGGTGATCATAATTTTGCATTAGTTACTGATCCGTTAGAATTATCTCCTGATGCACTAGTTACAACATTAAAATTGTCGGTAGATAACTCTGCGTCTGTAGATAGTGTTGCAACTCCATTTATTGTATTAGAATATCTGATAAAAATTTAAAATGACATCTTCAGCTCCTAATTACAGAAATACCAGGCAACTTTATTACTCCGATAAAGCGAGTGATTCTACGGAAATTGGAACAATTATCAATTCTTTTAAAACAATTGATAATGTCTATGATAATGAGTATATTCCAAATATCGTTAATACATCATATACAGTACAATCTGGAGATGCGAAAACTGAAGAGAATCCAGAATATCAATATCCTGGATACTTATATTGTGATGGATCTGAATATAATATTTCAGACTTCCCTCTTTTATATGGTATTATCGGAAATGAATATGGTGGAGAGTCTAGACCCGGAATTAAAGTAAAAAATAGAGGTTCTGGATATCCAACAGATCAATCTATGACTATAGAGTTTGATGCTCCACCAGGATATAATGCAAGTAACCCAGGCAATTTAGAAAAAATAGAAGCAACGATTGTTGTAGCAACTAATGGTAAAGTATTTACAGTAACTGCTACTAAATTAGGTTTTGGTTATGATGCTGCAAATCCACCATCATTTACTTTACAAAATTCTGGTAGTGGATCTGGATTAAACTTAACGTATAACTTTGATAGTAATGGACAAATTACTGCTATTAGTACAGTAAATATTCTCAGTTATTATGGTGAATCTGATTTAGGAACATTTAAAGTTCCTGATTTAAAAGCACGAAAAGTTGTTGGATATGGTAATGTATATGGACCAGGATCACCAACTATTGGGTTAATTACTCTTGGTGCTGGAGCAAAGTTCACTGGTGGAAGTTGGGTATTTACTAAAGATTCTCAGCAAGGATATTTTTCATTGGGAACTATTACTACTGTTGGATACGATAACGTAACTGATACTGTTTCTACTAGAGTTGTTGGAACACAAACCGTTGATGTTACAATGTCCAAGAAAAGACTTCAGGGTGTACCACAACACAATCATTACATTTATCATACAGAAGCTGCTGAGGATATCCCATCACTTCCTGGATTTTCTGGCGACAGATATGTTGCTGCATATGATAATACAAATAAAAGTCTACAACAATTTTTTCCTGTTGGTGGCATACCTTTTGAGCACTCACATGCATTATTAAAAAATCCACTCACATCTAATACTGTTGCTACATATGATATCTTTGATTATGCTGCAGGTGCTGAAGGAACTGGATCTACAAAATGGGGATATGAAAATAATGAATATTATATGGCGTCAGGTGATGAAGGAGCAGGAACTTATGAATTATTAACTTATATTCCTTCAACAGTTTTCAAAACATTATCATCTGTTTCTGTTATTGGAGGAAGAACTGTATTTACTGGTGGAGTTCCTATTGTAGAATATACCTCCGTAAATGCTTATACTAGTGGTACACAGACTTTAACTATCCCTACAACTTGGGAAACTATGTTAATCATTGCTGCAGGTGGTGGCGGTGGTGGGTCAGATGGATCTGCAGCTGGGGGAGATGGCGGAGATACCACAGTCCAAATTGATGATGGTTCTGCATTAAAAGTCGTAGCAGGCGGAGGTAAGGGTGCTTCTGGTACAACTGGTGGAAATGGTGGAACTAATGTAATTTCAGGAACTGTATCGGTAGCTACTCTACAAAATGCAAGTGTTGCTGGTACATCTGGTAGTAGTGGACCATTTTCAGCATTTACTTATCCTAATAATCCTGGTCAATCTGGTACAGGTGGTGTTAACCTGAGTGCAGGAGGAACAAATTCCGGCACAGATGGTATTCACAAATATGTATCACAATCTGGACCTAGTGGTGATAGTGGAAATAGATCTGGTAGTGGCAGTATTAGTCTTACTGGTTCTAATTTTACAAAAATTGAGTTCTATATTGCAGGTGGTCGTGGAGGTCATAAAGCAAATCCTGGTGGTAATGGCGGATCTGGAAAAATAGGTGGAAGTGGTGGTCCTGGTTCGGTACTTCGTATTGCTGTAGCAAATCCCACTAATGGATTTACAGGAACTTATGAAACTGGGTCTAATGGTTTAAATAGTCAAACTGGTGGCAGTGGTGCTTCCGGATCTAGTGGAGGAACTGGCGGTTACCTAAACGGAAATGGGCAAAATGGCGCAGGTGGTGGCGGTGGATCATTAATTAAATCTTCCGGATCTATAATTGCTGGCGCTGGTGGCGGCGGCGGCGGTGGAGGATTTGATGGAACTCAAAATGTACAAGGATACCCAGGTACAAGTAACAATACCCCTGGATGGAACAGTGATAGTCCATTAGCAACTACCTCTAATCTATTTGCTGGCGGTGGTGCTAATGGTAAGAATGCAGCATGTAATGGTGGTGGAGGCGGCGGTGGCGGTGGCGGTATCGCTTCTAGTTCATACACTGCTAGCGGTGGTGGTAAAGGTGGTGGAGGTGGTGGTGCTGCTTCCCACGGTGGTGGTAAAGGTGGTGGTCGTGGTATGACTTCCTATAAAACCAACATATTCCAATTAGTTAGTCAAAGTTCATCTAATACTCAAAGTGGTTATGTAAGATGGGTATATGAATCTGATAATAGTTATTGGACTGACGGTGGCGGTGGCGGTGGATCAGGTGGATATATTTATAGTTTAGTTGATAAGAGTCAATTAGGAGAAGCTGGTAATGCAACTATTACTGTTGGTGGTGCTGGTAGTAGACCAAGTGGTGTAAGTGGTCCTGGTGCAGGATCTGCAGCAGTTAATTTTGGTGTTGTTGTTGGATATGAGGGTGGAAGTAGTGATGTTGTTGCCGGTGAATTAATTATTGATGCTGATCCAAAATCACAAATTTATACATCTGGTTCTGGGGTAGGAAATGCCGGAGGATTTAAACTACCAACAACACAAGTCCCCGAAGTAGAAATTCTTGGTGGTGGCGGTGGAACTGGTGCTACTGCAACAGTTAGTCTTTCTGGTGGTGCTGTTGCTGATATTACTTTAGGTTCTGCTGGAGCTAACTATACTGCAGTTCCTGAAGTTCGTATCAAACATGGTGCAGGAACAAAAGCATATGCAACAGCAACTGTAGATCAAAATGCAAAAACTGTTACTGGAGTTGACTTGGCAGCATCTGTAGTCCCTTCTGCATATACACATTATGTTAAACTTAGTGGTACTGCTAATCAAAGATATATCACACTTAAAGAGCACGATTGCACAAATGTTCGTAGGTTTACAATCAAAGTTGCTCGTGGTAATGGATCAAATGGTGGTGAAAATCCGGAACATGGTGGAGATGAATTAAAATTATATTTTAATAAAGATCTTTCTGATAATTATAATGGTGCTACTAATTTCTTAGGCGTTATTGTTCCTATTCCAACTGCAAATGAAATTGCTACTGGTTATGATGGATCTAGTGGAGACACTAAATGGTATTGGTATTCTATAGAATTACCTGAAGCAGCACAATCTGAAAATGTGAGGTTTAAAATTGTGCAGGATAGAAATCCTGGTTCATCTGCTAATGATAATTCTGGTGATACAGATCACTATGGTATTTGTGATTTCATTTATGAATATAATGAAGTAACTGAACTTGTATTTGTACCTGCAGACGGTGCTATTCCAAAATCTGCAGATAAATTATCATATACAGTTGAAGGTAGAGAGAGCAGCATTTACACAACAGGTGCAACAGGACTTGATGCTAAATTTACATTAAATTCTAAGAATCCAATCTTACCGACAGCAACAATTGATCCTGATTATCCTAAACCTGTGCTTGAACCGTATCATCTTTGCAAGTATCTAATCAAAGCATTCTAAATACACCTGGGAACCTATATTAAAGATATGTCTATTTCTAGTAATTCATCAGTTCCGGAGTTGCTCCTGGAAGTGAACTCTATTAAAAAAACTGTACGATATAGAAACGTAGAGAAACAAATCCCCGATACTCATTGGGCAGATGTTATTGTTCCTGCTTTATATCCCACGTGGGATACTGATAAGGATAAGTTAGTTTTATTTGCTTGGTATAGTAACAATACATATATTGCTCAAAGACGAAAGTATACCAAAAATTTTAAAACCGGTGAATATAAATGGGTTGACTATGAAATGGAGCAGTTAGATGAATCTGCATCATCTTTATACGAGACTTTTAAAGACACATTTTTCTTAATTGATTCTCTTGCGACTCAAGAATATGAGAGTGAATTTGCTAAAATATATGCCCAAACATCTTCAGTTAGTTGGTTGACAGTAAGATTAGCACGTAATTTCTTACTTGATGAAAGTGACCATGTATTTGTTGAAGATTCACCTTATTCTGATGATGATAAGGTAATGTATAAAACATACAGACAAGCACTTAGAAATCTTCCTGATGATGTAGTAACTACTGATGCTATAGATGTTAAATTTCCAATGAGTCCTAGATATTTTAAATCTATCTACTTAGAAAAGAATGCAGAAGCAACTTATTTGGCAACAGGGGATCAATTCTTGCCTATGGCATCTCATTACTTAGTTACATTTAAAGAAAAGATCTCATCGTATTTGATTACTAAAAGTATTACGGAAAATTTATTCTTTAAATCATTCCTTGATGCACTAAAAGTGTCTGGAGTAGTATATGAAAGACCTGCTGCGACAATACCAGCAGAATGGACAGAAGATCAAAAAACTGAAATGACTAGTTATTTGGATGGTTTAATCAAACAAGTAGAGGAATCGGGAAATGATTGAAGTAATTAACGAATGGGATTTGGTTGAATCATACTGCCAAAATAATAATAAATGTGTAGTATATTTTAGAAATGACAAAATTAAGTCTGCAACTGATGCAAAGAAAGCAGAGGTGTGGGCATGGTATACTGAGTTTACTGAAGTTGAAGTGTTGGATGCAATGAAGACTCTTGGAACATGGGATATGATTGTATTTTCAAATCCAGATCAAGCAATTGCTAATGCTACAGCATGGTTTCCTTCTAAGGAAGATTGTCCTGACGAAAACTATTACTGGGAGTGTCATGTAATTGGTTTAGATGGTGATTTTACATGGAAAAACGTAGATCGCGGTTGACACTATCATAAACATATGATATATTTCTTTTAATGATGATAGTTTATGACAAAACAAGGAACAAAAGGCACTACGATTATTAGTGATACTGGGAAAATTGTAGATTATAATAATGATCAGTTCTTTAAGTTCAAAAGAGCTAAAATTCCTATTGATCAATTAGATGAGATAGTTGAATATATTGATAAACTTGATTTAAAGTGGGAAGATAGTGTATTTGGTGTAAATGACACATTAGATAAGCATTATAGATTATCACAACATGCTTGGGTGGGAGATGAATCTGCCAAGGAATATATTATGATGCAATTTCAAAGTGCTAACACTGATCCAGATTGGCGTTTTGATTTGACTCAAATTGAAGATATACAATATACCAAATACAATGCGACACCTGAAGATCAAGATGGGGTGCTTGGTGGTCATTATGGTTGGCATACTGATGAAGTGATAATTCCTGATAGTAGAATCTGTCGTAAACTTTCAATGACAATTATGCTTAGTAATTCTGATGAATATGAGGGAGGAGAGTTTCAATTTCAATGTTTACGTAAAGGAAACATAGAATACCAATCCCTCACGTTTGAAAAAGGTGATGTCATTGTATTTCCTTCAATAATGAGTCATTGTGTAGATCAAGTTTTATCTGGAACTAGAAAAGTATTAGTAGCATGGGCATGGGGACCATTATTTAAATGAAAGTACCATCAAAAGTAGAATTGCAGCATATGCAACTGCAAGCAATGTTGAAAGAGCATTGTATTCCCGAGAGTGAGTTGTTGTATTGTGGTGAACGTGAGTATACTACAGAATACGTTGCACATCCCGAATATCATGGACAGTTAATGCACTGGTACATCATTGGTGGTGAGCATGAAGTGCCAGTGTGCGATATTGAGTCGGTTGATGCGGTGGACGATTAATAACTGTCACAGTGACCTTGACATATTCAAACACATGTGCCATACTATGTGAGTTGTCCATCAATCCAATGTTCTCCGAGCAATTAATTTCACTTGCAACTGACCGAGCACTAGGTCATCCCACACAAACAGAATGTGATCTTTTTGAGGAATTGTATGAAGTCTACATCAACGACTCTAATAGCTCCACTTTGCGTGAGCATATTGTTGCTCGTGTTGCTGGATGTAACCCTCTTCCTGGTAAGCTTGGCAGAGATGCAATTCAAATCGGGACTAACATAGAGAAAGAGATTAAACCAAAGAACTACACTAATAAGACTACCAATGGTAGCGGGTGCTTCAACGATTATACTAGAGCAAGATATGTCAAGGATACTGATGTCAATCTTCCTATTATTCATGGGTTGTTTGTTCATGGCATACTACATTACGTTGTAGAGTTTACTATTGATGCAGTAGCACATAAACTTGATTTGCAAATACGAAAGAAATGCGAAGAGGGAGGCAATCAATATGTACGATCTGCATCATGGTCATATAAAGACTGGATTGATCATCCATCATTGACTGTACACTATATCAATAAAGATCTTATTGATAAGAGTCACATTAAAGGTCAATATAAAATATGTGATCCATTTTACAAAAAACTTATTAATTATGACTATTGATTACAACTATCAGCAATTAGAAGTACCCCAAGATATCTTAAGGTATTGTGATTCCTTTGTCCTTGATGCTCAACGTAATAATTTACGGTACATTGATTGCGTTCTCATGAATATGGGTGAGTATGGTAATGATCCACAGCAGTTAAAAGAAATGCGTGAACGAATCATACCAGTTTTTGAATGAACCAGTTGCTGAACTGTCCACCAAACGCGCACAGCACCCCATAACCGTGTATATTAGGAGAGTCAAAGGAACACACCATGCTCGTCTCAGAATACTACAAGGTCAGTGCTGTCACTCCTGAAGATGGTGAAGTATCTTATGAGACTCTTGATCAGCAGTTCGCACGTAGCCTACATTCTGACTTGCTCTGCCGTCAACTGAATAAGGACGGTACGCATAGTGTCACAGTCAGTAAGGGCTAACGCTCTTCTGTGCTCTATAATTAATTCATCAGCAAGCAACCCACTCCATGCAACTCACCACACTCGTCACCACAGTTGATTTCTTCCCTGAGGCATTCATCGCTGAAGAGGACGGCGTGATCGTCAAGCGTTTCCAGAAGCGTGTCACCTTCAACTCCAACGGTCTCAAGTCTTATAGCACTGTCACTGCTCTCACAGCACGTAATGAGTGGGAGACACGTATTGCTAACGGTGCTACAGTGAATGGATACAACATGTCACAGATGCCACGTTCAGAGTATCGTCCAATGGCAGTTGGTTGATGCTAGAATTACCCTTAGATTTTCCACATAAAGCACCCGAGCACTACTACTATGATTGTGAGGATTTCAAACGTAATGTGGTTGCTGTATGGCTTTGTGACACTAAAAGTTACGCTTATACTACTGATAGTCCTATTCGTACCATCTGGGGATTCATCAAGTTCAAGCGAACGAAGAGAAGCACTACGCACACTTACCATGCCCCCATCAGCTCAAAAAAGGTAGGTGCTGAGGTAGACATAAATGATACCAGAGATTATACTGCTATGCAGATACTCAAACCATTTAGACCATCAATACTCAATTTTTTGAATTGAGTTGTGGTATAATTACATTGTATACTGAAAGTATGATTCATGTCTGAGAATTATGATTTGAAACAGCAAAAGCGTAAGGATGCATTCGGTTTGTTTTACGAGAGTATATTGAAGCCTGACAATAGACTTCGGTCATGTGCTCACAATCAAGAATGTTTCAATGAATTAATGGAGTGGAGAGAAGACATTCTTCAATACCTACAACAACGTCGTCAACAGGAGTTCAACTAATGCAAGAAGGATCTTATGAGCACCAACGCAAATTTCGTATGCAAGATGCGATTGATGATTATCTCCAAGATGATAAAGTATCAGCACGACAAGCGTATGAAGAGATTATATCTTGTATCCAGGATGTGATTGATGTGCATGGTAGAGTAGCAAATCGTGCAGAAGAGTTGAGATGCTTGATGTCACTTGATCAAGATTTTAACACTGATGCATACTATAGAAAAGATATCAAGCAAGAGGATCCTGTATACAACGATGATGGCAGCACCTCGTATGGTTATGCTGCTCATATTACTCTTGGTGACGTTACTAAATTCCAGCGAGGATCTTCATTGTGAAATATCGTGTTGAATGGTGGAAGCGTAAGCAGAAAGGATATAGCAGCAGGCAATCTGTTGTCTTGTTTAATGATGCTGATGTATTGCATTTGGTGAAGAACATTCAAGAAGATCCTAATGTGAGTACTGTAGATGTTATCCCTGTATTAGGAGAATGAATATTGTAAGAGTTCCGTTTACTGCGGAACAAATGAAATTTGTAATGGATATGATGATGAAGTATCCTAAAGACCATGTATACCATAAGCATGTTGATGATGCGTTTCTGTATGACCACTTAGAGAAGTGGCACAGGTACGCGCTTCAGGTGGAGGAATGACCCTATAATAAGCACATAAGCAACCAACACCATGCTCACGCAACTCCCCAACGGTACAATGCTCTACTTGCCCTACAGTGTTGATAAGTACACTGCTCGCCAACGTATGGAAGCATATGCCAATCGTGAGCGTAACATGGACTACGATGGTCGCAACTTATTCAACGAAATGTTTGGCGAGAATAACCAATGATACGTTACACGCTTGCAGGCATCTGTGTAACATTTGCTATTGTTTCTTACTTAATGTTTCTTGCTCATCGTGATTCTAAAATGATGAACTACTATGACTCAACAATCCAACAAAGAGTTCGTTGACGACCTATTTGATAAACTATTCAGTCATGTTGACACTGACATGATTGATCTACATGATGATGACACATGTTGTGATCATCTTGAATTTGAACAAATCACTATTAATTTTAACTAATGTCTATTTCTGAAGTAATGCTTGATCGTTGGCTCCTAGAGCAAATTGACGAGATCAATGATGACATGAACATGGACTTTAACAAGGACATGCCAACTGAAGAACTGTCACAGGAGGCATTGGATCTGCTCTGATCCAGCCTATACTATATTCATACCAAAGGAAACCACCACTGTGACCACCACCTTCGCTGACTACGCTGCATCTGCTGAGGCACGTAACGACATCGCACAAGCGATCTTAGGTCATACATTTGCGCTGTGTCAAGCACTTGAGCAGGACTTTGTTAAAGAGAGCATTCGTCGCCAAGAGTTCTTCCTGGCATCTGCTGTGGACAGAGAGTATCATGAGCAGAAGATTGCGGACCTGAAGCGTAACATTGGTACGTATCAGTTTACTGTTGATACTGGTCGTAAGTATCACAAGGTGATGATGACTACTGATGGTGGTAATCGTAGTGTTCATGCTTTCGTGAACAAGACAACTGGTGAAGTATACAAACCAGCATCAATTAAAGCACCTGCCAAAGGTGTTCGTTTCA